TCCGCACTTTTCACACGAGCCTATAACCTTATCTGGAACGAGTGGTTTAGGGATGAGAATCTCCAAGATTCGGTCACTGTGGATAAAGATGACGGGCCGGACACTTATTCAGATTACACCTTGTTACGACGTGGAAAGCGGCATGATTACTTTACCTCTGCCTTGCCGTGGCCTCAAAAAGGTGATGCGGTAACGTTGCCGTTAGGCGGTACCGCTAATGTTGTTTATAACGATACAGGGGATCCAGCTTATATTAGGGAAGCTGCCACTGGTAATATCTGGACTACACCGTCCAGGGAAAGTGTGTCTAAAGAGTCAACTGGTGTTTTTAGTATTCCCACTGGAACAGTTAGTGCACAATATGATCCAAATGGATCATTGGTTACAGATTTGTCGACTGCGACCGCTGCGACAATCAACAGTATTCGTAATAGTTTCCAAGTGCAGCGTTTGTTAGAGCGTGATGCGCGCGGAGGTACTCGGTATACCGAGATTGTGAGGAGTCATTTTGGAGTTGTATCTCCAGATGCTCGTTTACAACGACCAGAATATCTGGGAGGCGGTAGTGCTCCAATCATTGTTAATCCGGTTGCTCAGCAGTCTGCGAGCGGAGCCAGTGGTACTGATACTCCGTTGGGTACTTTGGGTGCTGTTGGTACTGGTCTTGCTAATGGGCATGGTTTTGCCTCTAGTTTTACTGAGCACGGTATTATTATTGGACTTTGTAGCGTCAGGGCCGACTTAACGTATCAGCAGGGTCTGCATCGTAAATGGTCGCGCGAGACGCGTTATGATTTTTATTTTCCAGTTTTTGCGCACCTTGGTGAGCAAGCTATTCTTAATAAAGAGATCTATGCAACTGGTACGTCAACAGATGATGACGTTTTTGGTTATCAAGAGCGGTGGGCAGAATATCGTTATAAGCCAAGTGAAGTTACTGGTCTTATGCGATCAACCGCGAGTGGTACATTAGATGCCTGGCATTTGGCGCAGAATTTTGGTTCTTTGCCAACCCTGAATTCCACGTTTATTGAAGATACTCCACCAGTGGAGCGTATTGTAGCTGTGGGTGAAGAGGCTAATGGTCAACAGTTTATATTTGATAGTTTCTTCGATATAGATATGGCTCGACCAATGCCGATGTACAGCGTACCGGGACTGGTAGACCATTTCTGATGAGTTTGTTGTCGAAGATTACAGGATTTGCGGAGAAAATATCTCCGCTTAATCCTTATATTGGAATGGCCGGAAGTCTTGCGGGTAGTTTGTTTAGTGCAAAACAATCGCAGGCTTCGGCTGATCGTCAGATGATGTTTCAGGCTAGTCAGACAGGAACTGGGTATCAACGAGCTATGGCTGATATGAAGCGGGCTGGGTTAAATCCCATGCTCGCGGCTAAATTAGGTCCGGCTGCGTCCGGTTCTGGTGCTATGGCGAGTATTCCAGATTATGGTCAAGCGATACAACGTGGAGCGAGTGCCGCACAAAGTGCGGCTAGTATTGGCAAGATAAATCAAGAGATTAAAAATCTTGGCTTAGATGAAGTTGCTAAGGGTTTGGACAATGAGTCCAAAGGTTTGTTGGTTAAGTTTGAAAAAAGTTTAACTGATGAGGCTTATAAACTTTATAAAATGCCGATATTGAAGTTTTTAGCAGAGGCGCTTGATGCGCCCGGTGTTGTTGCTGAGATTGCAGATAGCGAGTTGGTATCTGGAGCGAAAGCGATTGGATCAGCCGTAATCAATCCAGTTAAGACTGTGGAGAATATTTTTAAATATGCCGCAGATAAAGGTAAGGAATTTGCCCGAGATAATGGGCAGAATGGTTTTCGATCGTTACAACGTGCGATCGAAGATATATATGCAGATATGATGACGAGGCAATAAATATGCAATTACGTACTGCTTACAATTATGATCGGGATGAGGTGTCGAAAAACACCGCGCTCGTATGTGATGATGAGACTTTGGCTCAGCAAAATTTTAAAGATGAAACGGATTTAAACATAATGATCCGTAAATATGGCGTTCTTCCCGTTAATGAAGTTAATTGGAAGGAGTTTGATGCGACGGTAATTCCGAAGGATTACCAGGCTTTACAGAATATGTTGTTGGAAGCCGATCAGGCGTTTATGCAGTTGCCTGCACAAGTGCGTAAAGCAGTTGATAATGATCCGATTAAATTGCTTGCAATGGTTGAAGCCGAACAGGCTGAGATTCGCAAGCAAGAGAAGGAGGCTGCCAAAGTGGCTGCCGAGTTAAAGAGTAGCGTAGAAGCGCTGGCAAGCGCGGATAACGCAGACAAGGCCCCTGAATAGGGGCCGCGTCAGTAGCACATGGTTTGACTTGATTCTATATGTGCTAGGTGACAACATTTTGTTTAAAGGAGCATAAGATGCGACGTTATTCAGTTAATAAGGGTAAATCTGCGAAGCAGTTTAGAAAGCAGGTGAGTAAGACTAAGGTTGCGAATCTGCGTAGTAATCCAATGAGAGGTGGTTGGAGACTTTAGATGCCATGTTTTAGCCCGCTTAGTGCGTGGCGGACATCAAAAGGAGAGATAGTATTTTGGCGAAGACAAGACGCAATTCAAGAATTAACGCTTCCTTGCGGTGGTTGCGAAGGTTGTCTGCTAGAGAGGTCTCGACAATGGGCCGTGAGGTGTATGCACGAAGCCCAATTGTGGGAAAAAAACTGTTTCATAACGTTGACGTATGAAGATCCACCACCGTGGAATAGTTTAAGACATTCAGACTTTCAGAAATTTATGAAACGTTTTAGAGCTAAGTTTAAGGGACATAAGGTGTTAGTTGATGATCGGACTGGTAAAAGCACTTATCCAATTCGGTATTACATGGCTGGTGAGTATGGGTCGACACGTGGTCGTCCTCATTATCATGCCTGTATTTTCAATTTTGCTTTTGAAGATCTTAAGTTTCTTAGACGAACTAACAGCGGTTCTGACCTCTATCGCTCGGCACAGTTGGAAGGCTTATGGCCGCACGGTTTTAGTAGTGTTGGCGATGTTACTTTTGAGTCTGCTGCTTACGTTGCACGTTACGTGATGAAAAAACAGAACCAAGAGGGAGATAAGTTTGCACCAGTTGATTTAGAAACTGGAGAGATTATTGAAAGGTGTCCAGAATATAATCGGATGAGTCTGAAGCCCGGAATTGGTGCGAATTTTTTGGATAAATATCAAAAAGATGTATTTCCTAACGATTATGTGATAGTTAATGGACATAAGGCTAAACCGCCTAGATATTATTTAAAGCGGTTGAAGCAACAGGATCCTGATCTTTATGAGCAGGTAGAATACTCCAGAGCATTGAAAGGAATTGAATCATGCGAGGAGATCACAGCGGAAAGGCTTGGCGCACGTCAAAAAGTGCTCCAAGCGAAATTAAAGCAATTACAAAGGAACTTATGATGGAAAAGCCAGTAGTAGT